CTATCATAATAGTTTAGTATTAAAAGTGGGAAAGTGGGCTTTTTTCACAAGAAAAATTTCAAATCGGCGCAAATCGGCCATTTTGGGGCAAAAAACGCTCAAAAAGTGCCATTTTCAGAAAATGCCTCCAAATTTTTCTGCCCACTTTTGGTTTTCAAAACCGGGCTTTTGCCCACTTTTTCTGGGCTTTTTTCAGGAAAATTGTCCGTACACGCTCAAAAATTTTTTCAAAAGTGGGCTTTTGCCCGAATCCGCCAAACAAAAGTGGGCTAAAATTTACACAATTTTCAAGTATGTACGGACTCATTTCTCTCATCTCCAAACCCGTCCGTTCCGTTTATCAACCAGAATTATCCGGCCTTCGATCTCGAAGTCAGCCAACTCACACAAGTAAAACAGTGTATGCAGCAGTCTATGAAATCTTTCGTCTTCTTCACGATCAATATTCTTGAGGGCTTCGTAAGCGGTCGGGTCAGGATATCCTTCGGCATTTCGTCGAGGATTAGTAGTGTTCGCCATGATGCAGATACTCCTTTCTTCTAAGTTTGTTTCAAGATCGCTACGCCTTCTTTCAAGCTTTCCGGAATATCAATGACTCGCTGATTACGGCTTCCTCTGAAGTCAAGATCCAACGATTTTTCAGCCTGTACGAACGGGCCGTCAACAAGCACATCAATATGTTTCAGAAGCTCGATGCCTTGCCTGTACAAGTCTTCAAAAAGATAACCAGTGTAGCACCAAACGCTAAGCCCCATTTCATGAGCTTTTTCAGCGATCAGAGCACACTGGTAAATATGACAGAATGGTTCACCTCCGGAAAGGGTGATGCCGTCTATCCAATTTTTTCTTTTTGAAATATCATCGAGTATATCTTCGATCGACACGAGTTTTCCGCCACCGAACGGGTGAGTTTGAGGATTATGACAGCCGGGGCAATGATGAGGACAACCCTGTGTAAATATCACATATCGGATGCCTTCTCCATCGACAATGGACTCCGGCTCAATCCCCGAAATTCGAATCAACTTCATGCTTGACACGATCTCGCTCCTCCGCACGCTTAGCGTCATTCCACTTATCAAGAGTTCCGACCAAATATCCAGTAATACGGCGAATGCGTTCGAATGGAACTCCATCGGCTTCGCTCCGTCCGCAGCAGGGGCAAGTATCGTTGATAATTCCGTTATAGCCGCAGATAGGATCTCGGTCTACAGGATGATTGATGCTTCCGTAACCGATGCCAGCTTCTTTCATGTGTCTTACAACACGCTCAAAAGCAGCCAGGTTTTTGGTCGGATCACCGTCCAGTTCTACATAGGAAATATGACCGGCATTGGTAAGAGCATGGTATGGAGCTTCAATATCGATTTTCTTAAGTGCAGGGAGATGGTAATATACCGGAACATGGAAGCTGTTGGTGTAGTATTCACGGTCGGTAACACCTTTGATAATTCCGTATCTTTCTCTGTCAGATCGAAGCAGCCGCCCAGCTAAACTCTCAGCGGGAGTAGCAAGACAGGTTACATTCATACTGAGTTCTGTGCTCTTACGGTTGCAATAGTCACGAATATAGCCGACAATACGCAAGCCAAGCTCCTGGGAGAACTCATCTTCACCGTGATGCTTGCCATTAAGCGCTACAAGACACTCTGCAAGCCCGCAGAAACCGATAGATAGCGTTCCATGCTTCAAGACCTCTCCAACCGTGTCATCAGGAGAAAGCCCGTCAGAATCCATCCAGACGCCTTCTCCCATAAGGAATGGGAAGTTGCGAACTACTCTCGAAGCCTGAATTTTATACCGGTCGAGAAGCTGCTGCATCGTAGCGTCGAGCATTTTATCCAGTAGTTTGAAGAAAGTGAGATAGTCGCCTTTGGATTCAATGCCAAGTCGAGGCAGGTTGATAGAAGTGAAGCTTAGATTGCCTCTACCGGGAGCGATCTCACGAGACGAGTCATAAACATTACCCATTACACGAGTACGGCAACCCATGTAAGCCACCTCCGTCTCAGGATGACCGGGTTTGTAATACTGGAGATTGAATGGAGCGTCAATGAAAGCAAAATTTGGGAACAGTCTCTTGGCACTTACCTTCATTGCCAGCTTAAACAAGTCATAGTTTGGATCGTCCGGATTATAGTTGACACCCTCTTTGACACGGAAAATCTGAATCGGGAAGATTGGTGTTTCGCCATGACCGAGTCCTGCTTCCGTAGCAAGCAGAAGCTGTTCAATAGCAAGACGACCTTCCCAAGATATATCTGTGCCATAGTTAATAGAGCTGAATGGAACTTGCGCGCCGGCGCGGGAATGCATGGTATTCAGATTATGAATAAACCCCTCCATAGCCTGATAGGTATCACGGGTGGTCTTTTCCATAGCATAGTCGAGAATCCATGCTTTATCTTTCAGATCGTTGAGGCGTTCGCAAATCTCATAGCCTTCTTTCAGATATTTTTGATAGGTGTAACGAACACCTTCGGCCATAGCATAATCGAAGTCCACGACACTCTGTCCGCCATGCTGGTCATTTTGATTCGACTGAATGGCAATAGCAGCCAGAGCAGCATACGAACCGATGCTTTTTGGAGCTCTCAGATGACCGTGTCCGGTATTGAATCCATTCTTGAAGAGCTTGCGAAGCTCAATCTGCGTGCAGGTCGTCGTCCATGCATAGAAGTCAAGATCGTGTATATGAATCCATCCATCGCGGTGAAGTTCTGCAATTGCAGGTTTAATCAAATACTCCAAATTGTACTCCTTGGCAGTATTGGCACCATATTGCAGCATAGCCCCCATGGGGGAGTCACCGTTGATGTTGGCGTTATCTCGTTTCAAGTCGCTGTCCTTTGCTTGAAGAACGGTAATACTATCAAAAATAGCTTTTACCTTTTCTCCGAATCGTTCATTCATAGAAAACCCTCCTTAAATATCATCCTGATTGCGATGCAGACTGTGTTCAGCGTCGAAACCATCCGGATACCTGGCTTTCAGTTTATCCACATTCATCTGCATGATGGTTTCAAGGTCGTACCCAATGGCGTTTGCGCTTACAGCGAGATACCAAGCCACATCTCCAAGCTCTTTAGCCATATGTGCAGTGTCCAGTTCGTGCCCCTGAAACAGATGTTTTTTCAAAATATCAATTGCTTCGCCGGCTTCTCCGTTCAGTCCCATTAAGCCATTGAGCAGAAGTCTCTCAGGCGGTAAATCTCCTGGGGCTGTACGAAGAGCTGCCTGCTGATAGTCGTTCGGCGTCATATTTTTTCCTCCTGTGATTACGATTTACCAGTGCAATAGCCTGGTTTATTTGAATATCAAGCTGACGTTGTTCTTTTGCTTCCCGCAGACGGTCACGAACAGCCTGAATATCCGCTTTTGTCGCTTCTCTGGCAAGCATAGTTTTCTCCTTTACACAAAAAATAAGAGCCAAGGTTTAACCTCAGCTCTTACATAAAATGTTAATTTTTCGATTTGTGGTATTTCCAGGCTTCACAAACCGTTTCCTTGCATTTCGGATAATCTGGTCGTCCACACTTATTGCATATAAGTTCTTCCCGACCAAGATCCGGTATATCTTCTTCAAATTCTTTAATAAACGTCGTCCACGTTCCGTCTTTTCGTCGGACCGGACAAGACATTCTAGATTTTACTTTCATAAACATCGCCTCTTTGATATTATAACGCAAAACAAGGAAAAGTAAAAGGCCGTGTTTCAGACCTTTTACCTTTGAAATCGAGTAACTTACGAAATCAAAATCTTGTAGCGTTCGTCCAATTCCTCGAACACTTCTTGATCTGCTGCAATGCTGATATGAAATTCAATCTTACCCTTATCGTTTAATACGGTTTGGACAGCAGGTTGAAGTTTTTCAGCAAACAGCATTCTCAAGCATGTTCCGAGTTGTCGGTCGTTCACTGCTAGAAAATAATTCATAAACGTTACCTCCTTTCATTATAGGAGATGCGTTTTTCGTGCAGCTACTTTTCGTTTTCCTCATAGCCAGTAATCAACTCGCTATACGGCAGCTCTTCAATCCAGTCGCAGAAGGTGTGCCACTCGTCCAGCTTATGGTTCCTCCGGCTCTTATAAATGTTGGCCAGCACCTCATAGTTGAGCATGACCGTTCTTTTCTGGTTGTAAGAAGAGGGGAGGAGCTGGATCATCTGCCACCAGTATTGCTTTTTAAGACCAGGCTCATCAGAGGAAATATAAAAATTCCTAGCAATATTAAGATCGTTAATTGTGCGTTTGAGACTTTCTTCCCACAAGTTTTGAACAACTGGAACATCTTCGCCATTTTCATTTGTTGCAAAAGTAGGAACTCCTAGATGTTCATAACTGAAATCTTCCAGTGTGAATTCCTTTTCCGCAATCTTGTGCATGGTAGAACAGGAATTAGCCACCGTCCCCACCTTGTAGGTATCAAACTCCTTCCACCAGTACAGAGGGCCGGTCAGGTCCACATAGACCGTTATCATCCGCATGAACTTCCGGTGATCGGTGCCGGCGTTACGGAGGCGCTTCATTAAATCGAGGTCGTTGGAGCCGAGACGGGTAAATGACTTTTTGACATCGTGCGGCCAGTGTTCGCACTCGCATATAGAAACCTCGCTGTCACTTTTTGCCCAAGAATTCATAGGATTACGCATACCTCGAATAGCGTGCTCCCATCCCAGAACTTCAAAATTACTGATTTTCAGCATAATTATTCTCCTTTTCTACATAAACGCCAAATTCCTTATTAAAGTTTTTGGCATGGTCAATATCAGTTGTATGATTACATTCATTTGAACAAGTCTCGCACTGTCCGCCATCGCAAAGATATAAAACTTTATCTGGAGATTTATTGTCATACCGGAAATTCCGATCATCAATGTACATGTTCGCAAATATCTTCCGTGTATTGCCGCCAGAACGCTCGACGATGTGAGGAAGATTCTCATTGACTGCATCGAATTCAAGTCCGTGTTCTGAACACCAGTTCACAGCTTTATCGAGCATTTCTCCAACGCGGCAAGTCCATAGAATAATCTTAGCGCCAAATGATTTCCGCATCTCAATGAGATAACCAATAAGATTAGTATTTGGCTCTCCGATTTCCGGCCATTTGTTTTCGCAAAGGGTGCCATCGAAGTCAACGGCTATAATTTGCTCGTTCATGTTTTTCTCCTTTCGGTTGTCAGTATCACAAAATCCACAGAATAAGTTTCGCAGTCAAAGCGATTAAAATAGCCGCAATACAAAGTCCAATCACAAACGCCAAAGCCTGTCCGACTTTATATCCAAGGCTGTTTTTGTTATTGTTTTCCATGATTAACCTCCAAACTGAAGACCGAGATGAGAATATAACTCTTTATAAAGCTGCTTCTCAATCTCGTCCTTATACACTTTAACGACTTTACCATCAATGATCGTATTTACAGTCTCTCGAAGAATCGGTTGAATCAATTCAGCAGCAGACGACGCACCTGCTTCAGCTACAATCGGCTCCGGCAAATATCCGAATACTTCCATTCGTTTGTTTTTACAATTATCTTTGAATGGGCATTTTCGGCATTGTTCCGCTAGTCTTGACAGTCCCATCGTTGCCGCCTCCTTTCCTTATTGTAATCAGCTTTTCATAAATATCAAAGGCTTCCTTACCCTGAAAAGCATTGATAATTGTGACTTCTCCATTCTTTTGGCGGCCAACAATAAGCACACCATCATCTCGTTTGGAGAAATCAACGCCAATAATCAGGCTTTCATTAATTTTCAGATTTTTCATCAAGATTCACCTGCTTTCTCAAATATCGAACTAGGTTTTCGCATAATTTGCGATGTTCACAGCGAACAAGAGTATCTGTCATTTCAATAATATCGAAGCCGGCATAATATTTTTCCGGTTCCTTCACATCAGCCGTAAAATTGGCACACCCATGACAGTATTCTTGGACATCCAGTTTAATCATTGGTATCCTCCAATTCAGTTTCTTTTTGATAATACGGAAACCTTGCATAAGCAAGCACTTCTACCCTCTGTCCCTCAAGCCAATCGTTTTCGGTGGTCCAAAAATTGTCCAGATAATCCCCATAAGGTGATGCTACATCAACCGAATAATGCCAAGAAGCTCCGTTGTTATAGTCATCTTCTCGAAGAAAAATTAGGAAAGTTTCATCTGGATTTAAATTTGCTGGCAGATTATTACCATCAAAAGGAATCCATTTTATTTTTGGTATTTTCACGTCACTGTTCCCTCCTGATTAAGCAGTTCTTTTGGAATAACTATTTACATACTTGGTTTCGTTGAAATTCCGTTTCTCGCTCAAAGCACGGCTGATTGCCAAATCAATAGCAGATCTCGACTTCAAATGATAATAGTACAGTTCTTTGAAAGGCGTATTTAGCCTATCAGTTCTCCCGGCAGACTGCTTCATAATTTTGTAAGAGTAATTTTGCGAGTAGAACACAATGGTGTCGGTGCTTATGCAGTTCCATCCTTCGGCTCCGGCTGTATACTGCACCAGATAGACCCAACTGTCTGAAGTAGGGATTGGCTGATGCTTATGACCATTCCATTCTGCAACCTCGACATCGTCTCCGTAATAGAGATTCTTAAGAATATCAAGTTCATAGTCGAAGTTATAGAAAACAATCATTTTTGGATGTTTCTCAAACAGCTCCATCAAAGCGACTTGCCTGGAATCGTCCGAATTCACGATCCTGCGCCATACATAGCACAGCTCGCCGGCATTCGTAATCGGTTCGTTTTTATAAGGATTCCATCGAAGCTTTGAAGCGTCCTTATATTTGGCGACATCGTATTTCACATAAACATCTTCGTGGTGCGAGACCGTTTCCCGTTTGAAATCCATCTCCACAAGAATTCGATTGCGAAGACGGATTAAACGCCCGACGCCCAAATACCGGTCTACTTTCGGATACTTGCCGTTTACCCAGGTCATGACCATGTGTTCTTCTTTGAAAGCTGTTCTGTTTTTATAGAACCCATTGGCTACAAAGACTGGAATATAATCCTCCCATGTGTCTCCTGGTGTGGCGGAAAGCAGAATCCACTCGTTAAGCTTGGCTATTTTCAGAAATGCTTTTACCCAAGCTCCGGAACCCACGACCCTCTGTTCATCAAATATAAAGAAGGCGTCCGTTACCGTTGCATATTTGCCGATGTTGTTCCACGAATCGACTACCACTTTATTGGAATATGAACTTGCTTCGGAATGGGTAGAAAGAAGGAAGGGCGAAAACTCACCCTCCCATTCCTTCGTATCCCTTTTTCTTGCTGTCGTGATGATGTACAAGTCTTTAGGGCTTTTCATCTTCACGTATTTTTTTGTTCCGAGTTCGCCTCCGTTTTGTTTGTAGTAATAGGCTAACGCGGTTCTGGACTTACCGCTTCCAACGCCGCCGCACAGAATGCAGCCGTTTTTCATCCTGTCAACGGCGTCCAGTTGATAATCTCTTAAAGATATACCAGCCATTACAAACTCCTAAGAAGTCGCCGCATCGACCATATATCGGAAAAATACATCATAGTGAACCAATAGTTGTCCAGAGAATCATTTTCAGTCATTGGTTCGGTCAGTGAATTTCCGACTTTGATGTAAGCGGCAACGCCGAGGAGAGATAGCTGAATATAACACATCAGAGCCACTACCATGTCGATATCCTGAGCGGCTACTAAGATATGATTCTGGTAATTCAGGTTGGCTTTTTCCAGCCTTTTTCTCGCTGCATGAATACCGGCAATCAAAGTAGCTCCAGCGCCGCAGCAAGGATCGTTCAGGGTGATGTATCCGTCTTTCTTGACCTTTTCAACAATATCTTCCATGGTGATTTCCGCCATCAGCTCGCAAACATGGTAAGGCGTAAAAATCTGCTCATGTTCTTTGCTGTTAAGGCCAAGTTCGGTGTAGATACTTCCCAAAAAGTCCTGCTCTTGATTTTCTTCCAAAGCCACTACCATATATGCAGCAAGTTCGGAAAACAACGGCTGCTCCCGTTT